ATTGTAAAGGGACTCAAACTAGTTGTAGTCTCTGATTGTTGCGGATATCTCTTAACTGCTAATGTTACTTTAGCGTTACCCTGCAACGTTTTAAAGTCAGGTACAAATCTTCTCATGGCAAGGAAAGTTTCACCAGCTATACTAGGCCCTGTTGCCTGACCCTGTGCTGATCTTGCTCTTTGTTGTAAGTCAAAGTCATATGATTTCACAAACGATGTAACTGTGGTTGTTGTACCATCTGGATTAACTTGATCTGTTCCTACTTCATGCTCAAATAATGTAGTTTGACCTAATCCATCTTCACCTACAATAACAGGAAATGTACCAGTTGCACTACTATCGTATTTAGTTGCAATAGGATTAGGATATACGGTTGCATCAATCCATGTTGTTCTAGCCTCTGTGCCAATGTACCAAACACCACCTTTCATTGTTTCACCGTAATTAAATACAAGATACTTGTCATTGTATTCAGAGCTTGTAGATGGATAATACCAAACCACTTCAGTAAATAAATTATTAATACCTGCGTATACTTGTTGACCTTTTGTAGTATCTAAAGAATCATATACAAAATCCTCTACACTACACGGCAGTGATTTAACTGTACCATCAAACATAAATAAACCATTTGGTGACATCCAAAATGCAGTACCATCTATCTCAACAGCAGCATTTTTACCAATCAATCCACAGTTTGTACCAACTTGTTCAAATCCAAATGTAAAAGGTGCACCAATAAATTTCATTGTATACAGTGCATTATCTGTCCATATCAAAATAGTTTCTTTTGCTTTTAATGCTCCCATAATTTTTGTACCATCTTGTAATCTTGCATCACCAGCAGAGTTAATTGCTGTAGGTGTATAATCATTAATATCTTCTTCATCTGAAAATCTAATAAACATATCATCTTGTGTAGATGCTGTTCCAATAGTTGTTTCTGTTCCTAAATGAATTAAGTGACGTGTTGTTGGTGATACAAGAGTAACCCTTGTTGCAGTTGGATTATTAGTCGTTGCAAATCCAGATGTAGATGTAGAAGCTCTAGTTGTTAATCTTGCTGCATTACCAGCGTCCCAAGTAAATGTTTTACCATTTGCAATAGTTGCAACTAATACCTGACCAAAATTACTTAATGACCAAAGACCTGGTTCAAGAGATACTTCTGATGCAGGAGCTGCTTCACCCCAATCAACAAAGTCTGC